CACATCCTGCGGGGATGTCAGGCCGAAATACACTGGCCAGATCTGCCAGCCATCACCATTCAGGAAGATGCATCGGCCTTGCTCATCGTAGGAATCACTCCGGTATTCCAGCCAGAGCTGAACGTGATCCAGTTCTGCCACGATGTCCTGATGATTGTCACTGAGCGCTGCAAGTTCAGGGTACTCATCCGGGTCAATCATCTCAGCCCTTCTTTCGACTCTGACGCCTGGCCTTTAGCTGCTTGATGGCGCTTGAGCCATTGGTCGTACGTTGTCTCTTTTGCCACCTGGCCGACATTCTCCCGAGTCCACTGGCGGCGCCGATCTGAGATTGCTGCAGTGCGTTGCTTGCTGGTCAGTGACTTCCACTGCTCAGCGCCCAGCTCTGCCTTCGACTCAGCCCGGAAATCCTTCTCTCGCAATCTCCGAGTTTTAGCCGACCTGACGAATGGTCGTTCCCCGATTTTATCAGCAATTCCTTCAGGGTCAAATATAGCCACCACAATGGATCGGCAGCCGATGTGAGCCGGTGGCCTTGCTGACGGTGGTTCCAGTTGCAGGAACCCTTCAGGCAACGGCAGACCATTGAACATCGTGACCTTGCCGTCACGGTCTCTGCAGATCGGTGTCGTTCTGCCATCCAGAGTCGCAACCCACTGGATCCCCGAAATGATGTCACTGTTCGCTTCAAAGACATCATCCCTGGCTCGGTTGGTCACATGCTGCACCGCCGTCCTGACGACTGCCTCAGCGTCTCGCCTTCCGATCTGCAGGATTCCATCAGCAAACCCTGCGCGTCGTGTTCCACGCAGTGCCCTGACCAGCTCGTCAATCGTCCTGCCTTCAGCCACTCCCTGAGTGATAAGTGCCGCCACCCGCACCTTCTCACCAGCCTGCAGGTTCGCCGTCCAGTCTTTCAGCAGCTTACCCTGAAATGGCCGTTTTCGGACGGCTGCCAGCACATGCTCTGGCGGCGCCGCATTCAGCTTCAGCTTCACCGGCAGCACATCTTCAAGCGTTTCCAGTGTGCCTGCAGCTTCATCCACACCCATTTCGACCAGGCTGTCAGTCAGCTGCTTCTGAGCATCCCTGAACGGCTTCTCTCGCACTGCGAGCGTTCTACGAATTGCCCGGTCAACAGCTCTGGCATTCTGTGGAAACACCTGCGGGCCGAACTCACCGATGCGCTCCAGTTGCTCAGCCAGAATGGCCAGCATGGCTGCCTCTGATGCTGCCAGAGTCGCGTTGAACTCATCCCGCAACTGGTTGGCAGCTCTGAGAACGAGCACCTGATGTGCAATTGACTCATCCTGAAATTCGTCTGCGGCGTTTGGCATCGCTCAGCCTTGCCTTCCAAATGGCCTGCACTGATTCCGGTGCAGGGTACGGGCCGAGGTAATCATTGCAGACTTCACATGGTTCCGGCTGGTCACCTGAGTTGCATGCAGGGCAAAACCCACGCCACAAACGGAACCTGACTGTCAGGTCATCAATCCAGTTCAGCAACCCATCTCGCCAGCTGCTCGGTGCTGGCCTTCTTTCCGAACTGGATGAAGTCGAGCATCTCGATGGCTGCTGCTCTGATCCTTGCAATTCTGGCATCAACATCCTGACCACCCTCAACAGCTTGCAATTCGTAATCTGAATAACCGACGGGCCGATCCAGCCCTGGAATCAGCAGCCCATAATAGCTGCCACCCTCACCACCAGCGCTGATGATCTCCCCAACCTTGCCACGGTCCACGCCATCACTGATGACTCGAACCCACTGATTCACCTTGAACCGGCCTGGCTGCAGTTCCTCAGTCGGTTTCGTCATCATCTTCTGGCTTGTCACTCTTCACCCCGAGTCGCTTGAGAACACGCTGCACAATCCCATCAGCCTGCTGATCATCTGGCCCTTCCAGCAGTCCAGCCGGCCCGGCCTGCATGAGTGATGTCGGTGCTTCCTGTCCGACCATCTCCAGAAATTCCTCGTATGGTCTGCTGACCAGCCTTCGGGCCCGCATGTCGTCATGGATGTCCTCAATCAGCAGCGGTGCCCCCTGATTCCTCGCCTGCATGGCCTTGATCAGATCATCGTACGTCATGTCAGACTCAGTGAATGACAGGTCAGGTGCAATCTTGACCTCGTCCAGCTTTGCCTGATCGAGCTGCATCAGGCTGCCGACCTTCTTGATGATCTCTTCGAGTGATGCAGCTGCATTGACCACCATGCTGCTGACTGTCACCAGCTGGAATGCCTGACGTCGCCTGACCGCTTCACCTGATTCCGCAGTCGTTTCCTTCTGGCTGTCAATCATCCTGCCTGACTCAGCACTGACTCGGTCATACTCGGCAGAAATTGCTTCGAGAGTTGCTGGAATGCCGCCCCCGTCGATGTCCAGATACTCGGCGTGCCCATCTGGATTGGTGAACGACCAGATCTGGCTGCCACCGATTGAGCTTGGCACCTCACCAGAATCCTTGTCGACGCCAAACAGCACAGCCTGCGGGTCACCCTTGATGTGCAGAGCACGGTAATAGTCTGCCGTCAGTCGGTAGATTGAGAGTGCCCTGCGCACGGTCGGGATGATCGGGATCGGCCCATAATGCCAGCCAGTGTCAACAGCATTGACAGGCCAGAGCGGAACCTCGGCAAAACCTTCACCGAATAAAACTGGAACGACCCATTCCTCACCAGTATCAGGATCCAGCTCAATGGTCGGGCCGTCCTTCTCATTCATCTGCACCCATCTGCGGACCTGATAGACGCCTGACTCTTCATCAATCGCCAGTTCACGCCACTTGATGACATCCTCATCAACGAACGGGTCATCATCCTTTGGCACCTTTGAATGCTCTTCGAGCACAGCCAGTTTGAGCAGGCTGCCATCTTCCTTCGTGGCCAGTCGCCAGTTGATGAATGACTCAACGGAATACGGGCAGAGCCTGATCGAATCATCCTCTGCCATGATCTCAGCCAGCAGGTTGACGCGTCCGGTGCTGAACACCTCTCGGGTGATGTGCTCCCACAATTCCAGCAGCCCCATGCCGTTAGGCGTGGCAGTTTCGAGCAGATATTCCAGCTCGGTCGGCAGCTCCACTGACAGCTCGGTTGAGTGAATCAGACCCTGAACACCATTGACCTGCGGTGCCACGATCTCGGGGAATCGAGCGAATGACAGGTAATGCTGATAATGTGCAGGACCGTTGGTCAGACGAGTTGTGGTTGACTGACCACTGACGACCGTCTGAGTTTTCTGCATGCCCGGTGGGATTGGCAGATAGACCTCACCACCAGCCAGCACTGCATTCTCGCCTTCAATCGTGTCCCGGCATTTCTTCCAGTCCAGCTCATGCAGCTCGTAGTCTTCGTGTCGGCTGTCAACGGGCATTGCTCATCACCTTCCTGCCAGCGGGCTGGTTGCCATCTGGTCACGCTTCTTGTGAAGTCGATAACGTGTTGCATCCCCGGCATGATCTTCGGATCCAGTGTCAACGTCATCCATGTTCTCATCGTCTCTCGGGAGTGTCGGTACCGTCCTGATCCATTCTTTGCAATGGTCAAACACAAACAGCCCCGGATCCTGTCGAGGCCGATTGCCCTTCCTGATCGCTCCGTCCATCATGTTTCGGATCAGCGACCAGCCAGCAACCCGACTGCCGCCAGACTTCTCTGATCGCGTCCACCTGCAGCCATTCTTCTGCATTGTTGTAGCGATCGTATGACCATTGGGCGAGTCGAATATGGATTCATCTGCCGGGCCTGCCTGCACGATCCGGTTCCCGAAGAATGCCTTCTCACGCTTCATGGTGCCCTTCGCAATGTCACTGTCGATCAGCTCCAGCCCCTCATTCTGACTGTTCGGCCTGCAGCCATACCACTCATTCACAATGAAGACGTCACCGCGGACCGTCTGCACCGTCTGGCCTGCTGCATTCACATACGGTGAGCCATCTGACTCAGCAAACCAGAGCACGGAGAATGGTGCCGACCAGCCCCAATCGAATGACCTGTCGAGTCGCCAGCTGGCAGGAATCTCAAACCGCTGCAGGATGTGCTCAGCCCCACGCCAGTGGCTGTCAAACATTCCGCCGGCGATGATATCCCAGCTGCCCCATTCCCATGCCTCACGCTCTGACTGGTTCCGAGCAGCCATCAGGATCTGTGCCATATAGCCCGGCTGCACCTGATGCAGAGCCACGTTTTCCTCGTACTTGCTGTGCAGGGCTGTGCGATGCACTTCCATGTGCGAACCGTCGCGCAGCTCCAGAGTCTCAGTCAGGCACTGGTTCCGGCCTTGCGGCAGCTCCCATCTGTTCCGAACCAGATTGTGCCCCACCCCGTACGGGTTGGCCGTGCCTCTGACCTTCAGCGGTATCGGGTAATGAATGCCATCCACTACAACGCCCTGATGAGCTGACCTGAGCGTTGAGAACATGCGCTTATACGCACCGAGGCTGGCCCAGCTGCACAGTTCTTCCCACCCGATCCAGGTGTATTCGTGGCCGTGGTATTCCTCGTATTGCTTGTCATTCTTCATGGTTCGGAAAACAAGTTCCTCGCCAGTCGGAAATGACCATTTGCCACCACCGCCACCACCAGTGAACCGAGCTGTCGGATAGGCTTCTTTGAAGATGTGCTTCGATTTTCTGATCACATCATCGAGCTGCTTGTATGCTCGGCGGAACAGGATGCCTCGCCATGCTGGCCCGTATCCCATCCCGACATGCTGCAGGAAGTCAACCAGCAGACAGTCAGTTTTACCAGTGCCTCGCCCACCTTCGAGCAGGCATTCCATCAACGGGCATTTGAGGAACAGCTGCTGTGACCAGCGCTGCGGTGCCCATGCGACCGGGATTTCCTCCGGTGGCCCGCCAGGGATTGAGCTCGGCTGGCAGATGTACTGCCTCGGGCCGGCTGGAGTGTCACGCCAGACTGGCTCTGATGACCACCGCATCGGCTGAATGACCGTCTGCCGTGACTTCCTGGAATGTGCAACCATCCTGTCATCTCCGTTTCTCATCATCGAGGCCGTCAATGTGAGCCAGCTGCGTGGCAAACTTGAAGCCACCATCGTCGATGATCACCAGCTGACCTCTGATCCGGTCGACAATCCCCGTCAGGCCAGTTCTCATGCATCCCACTCGATCACCCGGCTGCAGGTTCTTCCAGAACCGAGCCATCGCGTCACATGCCCTCTGCTGGTCAGGAGTCAGAACAATTCTCCCTGCTTGTCAGCACCAATGAAGCCGCCATCGTCATCCATCTTCAGAGCCTGCTGCCTGAATTCTCCTGCCTTCCGTTTGCAGTCAGCTGGCAGCTCTGCTCGCCAGACCTGGCTGAACCTGCCTTTCGCATACTTGCGTTTCGAACTCCTGCCCTGCGCTGCCCTGCAGATGAATCCGCTCTGTCTGAGCAGGCTGACCTGCGGGCC